GCCATTACTTGGCCCAACTGGTTTGGTTTACTATCTACGTTTCCGTTATAGCAGCAATAAGGGTTCCCGTCGTGGCGCAAGCAATGATAGTGGCTACCCAGCAGATGATATCAATTCCCTACAGCAGCTTGCTGACGGAACAGCGAATTTGGATATCTTCTATAGCTCGCAGTTCGTTCAGAATGAATCATCTAATGTTGATCCAGGTGCTATCGTAGTAACAGCCTATGCTCCTCTAGAGCATACCCCAATCCTAGCTGGTACAATGACTGGCACAGTGTTCGTTGGCGCAACAGCCGTTCAGACATATAGTGTCTCCTCAGCTGGCGTGTTCACCTTCACCCCAATCGGTGCCCCAGCAGCATTCGTTGTTGCCGCAACAATCAACCTAACAACTGGCGAAATGGTATTCACTTGGAATATCCCAGCTGGTCCTAATACCACTGTTGTCTCCTATGAGTACAACATGGAATGCAACCAGGATTTACCAGAAATCAACCTAGTTGTTGAATCCGAAGAAATTGCTGCTAAGACCCGTAAGCTCAAGGCCGTATGGTCCTACGAAGCTCAGCAAGACCTTCGCTCACAACATAACCTAGACGCAGAAGCAGAATTGACTGCCGTTCTAGCTCAGGAAATCAACCTAGAAATTGACCGTGAAGTTCTAACTGACCTTCTATTAAATGCAGGCACAGTTGGCGCATGGGACTTCTCAACAGCCCTTGGTGACACCATCAAGGAACGTTATGAATCCCTATATGTCAAGATCGTAGAAATGTCTAACGTTATTCATCGTAAGACACTAAGAGGTGGTGCAAACTGGATCGTAACTTCCCCTGAAGTTGCTTCGATCTTCGAAACAGCTACAGCTGGCTTCGCACCAGCCCCAAGTGAGACTTTCACTAGCTCACTAGGTATCCAGTATGTTGGTACAATTAACAATCGCTGGAGACTGTACAAAGACCCACTATTCCGCACTAATCAGCTTCTAATGGGTTATAAAGGTGACAGCTATATGGATAGCGGATATTTTTACTGTCCATATGTCCCACTTACTCAGACTCCAGTTGTTCTTGATCCAGAGTCATTCTGTCCAAGAAAAGGTATCTTAACTCGATACGGGAAAAAATTATTGAGGGAAGGTGCCAAGTTTTACGCAAGATTAACTATTCACAATTTTGTGATATAGGCTACTGCGTGAAGTAAAATAAGAAATAAATAGTCGGGAATTATTTCCCGACTATTTTTATTTATAATGTTTCTTCACCCCTTCTGATATTTTTAGTTTTACTTCTTCGGTCATAGGTTTTCTTTTATGCTTCATTGATTGCCCGCAACTACTGCAATAATAGGCATTTCTTTTTTGGATAGTTTGTTTTGCTCTAGTTTTTAACGGATAAAATTTCTTATGGCAATTATCACATTCTATTTCAATTTTATCATGTGATAATTGTTTTTGATATTTTAATTCAAATTCATCAATGTTCATTGGCACTCCTAAGTTTTACATAAGGTAGTTTCATAATATCGTCTTGTTTATATCCCCATGACTTTATAAAATATTCATCCCAATATTCATAAATTAAATCTTCCACTTCTGCAAATTGTGTTGCTGCTTCTTTTTTACTTATGACTTTTTCATCCAACAACTTAAATCTAGGTTTCACTTCTATCAAATGGACTTTATCTTTATTAATATATTTTACAGCAAAATCAACTACATATACATGTAAAGAGCCATCTGACAAAGTGTAATCAATCCCAAATGGTTCATAATCATACCAACTTACATCTTTGTTAAATTGCAAGTAGTGATGTGCTACTAATTCTGGACCTGATCTAAAATATGGATTTTTCTTACGGCACTTTGGTGTAGGGGGATTATACCAACCTTGTATTTTGCCTTTGCCATAACCTCCTAACCATTTTCCTTCTAAAATTAACTGTAATACCGTTTCTCTTTGCTTATTAATCCACTCTTCTGGTCTAGTGATGCCTTTAGCCCAAGGATTAGCATATGATTCCGCCAACCATTGAGTGCAATTTTCTCTCAAATAATCTTTCATTTCTGGTAATTGATTATAATACTCAACTCCATAATTTTCAAACAAAGTTTTTAAAGCTTTGGCTTTTACTTCTGGATTATTGAGAGAACAAATATCACCATAGCGTTCTAGGTTCGTGGCTTGTGCTTTGGCGAGTATATCTTCATTTTGGAGTGGGACTTCGACGCCATATCGTTCCATATTTGTGGCTTTAACTTTTTCTTTTACTTGGTCTATGTGCATTTGGTGTTCAACACCATAGCGTTCTAGGCAAGTTTGTTTATGTTTTTCGTCCCATTGTTTTTTAAATTCTTCATCTTCAAATAACTTTTTTCTTTTTTCAATATTTTCTTGAGAATTCATAGGCATTGCAGTGCCGTATTTCTCCAGATTTGTTTTTTTAGCTTTTTCTTTCGCAGATTTATCTTTAGCGGGATTGCTATCGGATTTGAGCCAACAAGTGCGGCAGATGTGTTTGCCGTTATTTTTTTGAAAATTTTTGTCAGCCACTGCCCATTTTAGTTCATGTTCTTTACCACAACAATCGTACTTTATCTTCACAATTGTAGTCGAGAATGGATTTGTAGGAATTGTTTCAAGATACATGATTTTTGCTCCATTTTGAAAATTTCATTTTTTCTCCTTGACAATCAACGCAAGATACACTATATTGTAGTATGTTCAATCTGGTTTGTCAAGGAGAAATTTCATGAAGCAGGAAATTATTGATTGGTTAAATAGTGAGGGGGTTCAGGCGAAGGATTGCGAGGGTTATATTGAAGTTAATGGGTTACATATTTATTTATTGTTATTAGATAATGAGGGTGCTTCTATATCATGTCCAAATGACACTAATTCGCTAATGATTACATCATATGAAGTGGTTAACAAGTCGGATCAAGTAAAATCAATTTTATTAGCAAAACTTAATAGAAACAAACGATTGCAGGGTAGGGAATGCACGGTAAAAGAAATTGATAAAATTACATCAAGGAATTTTCTTGATGAGTATCATATTCAGGGGCACAATAATTTAACGATTGTTAGTTTTGGTTTATATTGTGAGGATGAGTTAGTTGGTATTATTACATTAGGTCGGCACAGTCGGCAAACTGCTGATAATAGGATTGTGCTTGATCGTCTTTGTTTTAAGGCTGGGATTAATGTGATTGGTGGTTCTAGTAAGCTTTTTAGTAGGTGTATTGATTGGGCTAATAAATTAAATTATGATGAAATTATTAGTTTTAGTGATAATCGTTGGGGTGTTGGGAATGTATATAATACACTTGGGTTTCAATTAGAGAAAGAATACCGACCTGATTATTTTTATTATGATCGTCAAAATAAAAGATGTTTTAGTAAGCAAAGTCAAAAAAAATCATCTTGTAATTGTCCTGACAGCATGACTGAATTTGAATGGGCATCTTATCGTGGTTTGGTGCGTTTTTATGATTGGGGTAAAAAGCGTTGGGCTTATAATTTAAAACCTAACGAAAGAATGTCTTGGACTGAAGCACGCTCGCATCAATGTGCTACGCAGCATAAAGATGGTGTTTTTCAACATTCTCATATTCGTGGTTATTTTCAATCTGAAAAAAATCAAGCTGCTGTATATTATGGGTCTTCTTATGAGTTACGTTGTGAGTATTTATTAGAAAATGATATTTCTGTCAAATCATTTCGTCGGTGTGATATTTTTCGTGGAGAAGTATCGTGGAGAAATCCAGATTTATTAGTAGAATACATTGATGGTAGAATTGAAATTATTGAAGTTAAGCCAGAAGACATGTTAACAGATGAAACTGTTCAAAAACAAATTGAAGAATCTAAGATTTTTGCCGACAAGAGTGGATTTGGTTATAGAACATGGAGTGAAATAGATAGTGGCTTCACAAATGAAAAAGAAATAATTAATTGGGCGAAAGAATATTTAAAAATTAATTATAACGATGTTAAATTTGAGGAACACCAGAAAAGTAATAGAAAAAGAATATCTAAAAAGCATTATGATAAAAAAATTAAACCCGATACAATTGAGCATGATTGTTTATACTGTAATGTAGTGCATACAGTTTTAAAGAAAACTTATGAAGCAGCTATTGAAAAAAAAGGCAAGTGGATTTGCGAAGCTGAAGCTGGTCATATAGGTGGTAGCAAGCCAAAAACAAGTTTAATAAAAGAAAATCCTTATGCTGCTGAAGGTAAGAAACAATGTATTGGGAAGGAATGTGGTCAAATTTTAAAATTCGAGTTTTTTGGCGTGGACAAAGGCAGGCGTGATGGTTATGCAAGTAAATGTAAAGAATGTCGCCGTAAAGAAGCTAACGAAAAATACAGTAATAGGGAAAAATGAAGAAAACAACTGAACAGTTTATATCAGAAGCCAATAAGGTCCACAATAACAAATATGATTATTCAAAAACCGAATACATCAATGCTCATTCTAACATAATAGTTATTTGTTATTTGCACAAAGAGTTTGAAATTAAAGCATATGCTCATTTAAACAAGCAAGGATGCAGACAATGTGGTTATTTAAATAGAAAAATACCTCATAAAAAAACAACTGAACAATTTCTTAAGCAATTACCTTGGAATTATGATTTTTCAAAAACCGAGTATGTTAATAAACAAACTAAGGTAAAATATAATTGTAATAAACATGGAGAAATAGAGCAATATCCTACATTGTTATTAAAACATGGCTGTCCATATTGTTCAGGAAGGGGAATTAGTAAACATTCACAAATATCGTTTATAAATATAGCTAATGCAGTACATGATTATAAATATGATTATACAAAAACCAATTTTGTTAGAATGTCTGATGATGTAACAATTGTGTGCAAAATACATGGAGAATTTATACAACGTGCTGGGAATCACATCCATCTGAAAAATGGTTGTCCGCAATGCGTATATTGTCAAACGTCGTCAAAAGAACAAATTAATTTAACTAATTACATTAAATCTAATTACAATGATATGATATTAGAGAATGATAGGAAAATTTTGGATGGTAAGGAAATTGATATTTATTTACCAGATTTAAAATTAGGCATTGAATATCACGGTATTTATTGGCATTTAGAAACTGTAGTTGGTAAATTATATCATTACAACAAGTGGAAATTAGCAAATGAAAAAGGAATTAGACTTATACAGGTGTATAGTAATGAATGGTTAAACAAGCCAGAAATAATAAAATCTAAGGTATTTAATTTTTTAGGTAAGTCTAAGCGAGTATATGCCAGAAAGACAAAGATAGTTGAATTAGACGTACATTTAAAAGATGAATTTTTAACAATTAATCATTTACAAGGGTCTGACGGTAGTAAGGTTGCATATGGGTTAATTTATGGGGATGAATTAGTAGCATGTATGACATTTGGTGCTAGTCGATTTAACAGAAGTTTTGATTATGAGATGATAAGATTCTGCAACAAGAATTTTCATCATGTTGTAGGTGGTGCTAGTAAATTATTAAGTCATTTTAGAAAAAAAAATAATGGAAGTATAATAACATATGCTGATAAAAGATATTCAGACGGCGAGTTGTATAATAAGATTGGTTTTACCTTAGACGGTGAGACTAAGCCAAGTTTCATGTATTTTAACATTAAGACTAATCAATTGTATAATAGGATGAAGTTTCAAAAGCAATTTTTGATTAATGAGAATGGGTATGACGACAAATTAAGCGAGTATGAAATAATGCAATTAAACGGGTATGATAGGATTTGGGATGTTGGACAGTATAGGTTTATAATGAATAGAATCATATAGACTTTTGTATTGGTTTAAATTTAATTTAAAATAAATATTGTTTAAATTATTATTTATAAATAATGTATGGCAATATATCAGACTAAACAGAGTGCAAATAATTTTTGGACTAATCTTCTTTATCACAATTCTTCTTCTAGTGGAACTTTTGCTATTTTAGCAGCTGAAGGTGACTCAGCTTGGCGTGCGGACGTACAAAATAAGCTTTTAGGGCAGGGGATTGTGGCGAATGATATTGATGCAGGTGTTTCTACACCGACTCTTGCTCAATTACAAAGTTACTCTTCTATTTTGGTGTATAGTGATAGTGGTTTCCTAAATTCAACCACTTTGGGTAATAATGTAGCGGCTTATGTTGATGGTGGTGGTGGTGTAGTTTTAGCTACATTTGAGGAAAGTATTGAGCTTCAGGGCAATTGGCTTTCAGGTGGCTATGAAGTTTTATCAGGTGGGGGACAATCCGCTGGATTACAAACTTTAGGTACGGTGGTATATCCAGCACATCCTGTTATGACAGGAGTTAGTAGTTTTAATGGTGGAATAAGTAGTTATTTTAATACAGGCACATTAACTTTAAATACTACTGTTATTGCGAATTGGAGTGGCGGTAGTCCTCTTGTTGTGGAAAAAACTGGCAAGAATGGCAAGATTATATTATTGAATTTTTTTCCACCATCTTTTGATGCAAGAAATGATTTTTGGCTTACTACTACGGATGGTGCATTATTAATGAGCAATGCGCTTAAATATGTTGCTGATTTAATTTAATTACTTCTTCTAAGTCTTTTGTAGCAATCTATGGAAGTCAATTACCCCGACCCTAAAGAGGTCGGGGCTTGGCATTCCAATTCTAAGCAACTTCCAACAGTTTCTTAGCGGACACCGATAGGTTGATTGACAACAACCCTTTTTTCATTATATTCTCACTTGTTGCTTTTGCCTTTACAGGGCTTGAATCTCTTTCAGCTAAGGAAAAGGCATATCAAATGGCGAATACATTGCTAAACATGAAACATGCACGTTTTTCAATAAAGTGTGAAGTAATTCCACTATACAAAGATTAAGAAGACAGAAAGCATATAATCTATTTCACGGATAATCTAATGGCTGCTTTAAAAGCACTTTCTTTAAATCCTTAGCAGCTTGAAGCAATCCATCTGCCCTTCCACTTAGAGAACAAGAAGCGTGTGTGCTTTCACCTGCTGCTTCTTCATCAAGTTCGACAGCTTTTTGACGCCAATATCTTATTAATTCATTTAAACTCATAGTCTTTAATACATTCCTCTATAATATCAACCCAAGTATTGTCGTATTCGTTTGTGGTCCAGCTACCTTGTGTCAAGACACGAAGTTTATTGCGTACTAACATTCCTTCTCGGAAATGAACTGGATGAGGGATGCCGCGTTCGATCCATACAGCATTTACTTTACCATATTCCTCTTTAATTTTTGCAAAAAAAGATAATCCATCTTCTCCTAGCCATGCTTTCATTTCTAGGATTAAGGGAATATAGTCTTCTCTTGATTTTTTGAGCATAATTTTAGTGTTTTAATGAACTATCTAAACAATTTGTTATCTCTTTCATCTGAGCGTTTTTGACCAACGAAATGGAAATAGGTTTTCTTTAGCATTTCATTAGCCAAAATTTTAATTTCTTTATCCTTCATGGCAACCTTCGGTTTCATAATCTGGTCTAGCCCAATTTGGGAATAAACTCCAAGGAACCATATTGCGATATGGCATCCTATAAAGCACTTTTAACTCTTCTGGCACTTTACCAGCATTACATTGTTTCAATACATAGTCAATATCGACGGGGAGAGTAATAGTCATGTTATGGATTCCTAAGTTGTTTAACAACATCTGCAACCAAAGTGCCATCAACTACTAGTTTATTCTCTTTGAAATACTTCATAGCAACACCAGTAGCTTGGCCATCAGCCTTGGCATTCTTTATTTCATCAATCTTATTTATCAATTTGTCCAAAATATCATCACGACCTAATTGGGTTGGTAGTAAATTAGATAAAATTGCCTTTTCTTGCAGTAAAACAGCATCACCAGGTTTATAAGTAAGCATTTCTTCAACACCTTGAAGAACTTTTTTTACAACACCATAAATTTGATCGTCTGTAAGATTTTTACCTCTGCCCTCATGGGTATCAATTTCACCAAGGACCACTTTAAGTATGTTCTTGGTATTGCTGTTTTTTGCTTTGGTTGCAATGAGTATATCTGCTTTGATGAGGTCTTTGACGGTCATGCTAACACCTTTTTTGCTGGGTTATGTTTTACCTTACGATCAACATAGTTTTTAAGATATCTCAGAGCGGGGTGTGCTTGTTCTGGAGTGAACACGGGTATAGTCCCTGTTCCAAGATAGATACATTGTGCTATTTCTGCCATTGAGCCAAACACATTCTGGTTTCTTGTGGTTTTGCAAATTAGTGCTACTACGGCACCTGTGTTGAAATCATCTGTATTGATAAAAATTGTTTTTAATTCACCTGATTGGTGATAAGCAAATTTATCTAATTCTCTTACCGTTGATTGTGGCAATTCCTCTGCATTTAGCATGAGGAAATTGGCAGCACCTTCTTCAATTTTTTTAAAGTTAGGATAATCGACTATATGAATGAATTTCTGGAAGTATTCTTTTAGTTTGAGATAAGATTCATAATTACCAATGCAGATTCCATCACCAAGGTCGATAGATTTCATGTTTAGCCTCCGATGATATTTACCTTCATATTTTTAGTATTGCATATAAGGTAGATATTATCAACTAGAGTTTCGTCAATGTAAATTGTAAATTGTCTACACCATCCATAAAGATAAAATTCTGTATTGGACGGTTTCTCTTCCATTACAACATCGAGCATTAGATACACAAGATTTGGTGGTATTATGATATACAAAATTAAACCACCAAGACTATTTCTGGCATTAAGTATGAAATTTTTAAAAACCAGTGCTTTATCTGATTGATCTGTTAATACAAGTATTTCTTTCATTATTTTTTTACCACATATCTATGGTAGTTTTTCTTGTTTTAAGCACTTCGTTCATTTCTTCGGTAAGAAGATCAGAAAGTTTTTTACTAGTTTCTTTTTCAATTCTTTGCTTTAAAACTCTGACTTGGCAATGCCAACTTTCCTTTGTATGTTTACAAAAAAAGCTATCATGTAAATGTTTGCCACCGCTCATAGCTTCAATAGAGCCAGTAGGTCCATTTACATTGCGTTCGACTTCCATTTCTGAATTGCACACTCGACAGTACATTTTGTCAATTGCGCCAGGTTCAGGTGAGAAATGATCCCAACCAGCATGATAACTCATTTGAAACAATCACCTCTGCAAATAAGCATACCACAAAGGCCACAATGTCCCTGGCTTGTATCATAGATTTGGAACCCCAATTGTTCATCAACTGGTGTATACAAAGGTGGCATTTTATTGCCAGCTTCGTCTAAGACATAAGCTGCACCAAATTCATCATAATGAATGATTTGACCATCTATCATTTCTTTAAAATCTACTGCATACGCTGCTTTGAGCATATTAGCTACTTCTTCTTTGTTACATGGTCTTGTTACATCACCATACAGCAAATCGTTGTAGGGTTGAGTATTATAGGCGACATCAATGGCTTTTAGACTTGGTGTTTTCATATTTGTTACCAATATTTATCAAGCCAATCTAAAGTGTTCGTTATATTATAATTCGTAGCAATATCTTTTATCATGTTAATTTGATCGAAATTATCCATATCAGCATTAATTACTGGTTGCATCCTGTGATAATTATCGCCTATCAGAGCTTTGCATTGATAGTTAGTCATCAGTATATCTTTTTCTGTTGCCAAGTGCAATATGGGTTTAACCCAATTGAAATATCCCCAGGCAACATTTCTTTTTGCGATATACTCGTTCTTAATGCTACCAATTGACAAAATAGAAACATTCTGGAGTGATGGTCTTGGCTCAATAATGGCTCTTTTATCTTGTGTTTGTATCAAGGCGATTAAAGAAGGGTTATTAGAAGCAAATGCGCCATCAATATACTTGTCATACATGGGAAAAAAGGCTGGAACAGCGGATGTGGCCATAGCAGCATCTACTGTTGTGACTGCGGAATCTGAATCTGTGCCATCAAAATTATGGAAGATTTTAGCCTTCCATCTTCTATTTTCTTTAGTTTCGCTGTCTACGCAGAAAGTGGTTACAACCACTTTCTTATTAAGTTCTCCTAAAGTTTTTTTGCCATATAGACTGTGCAAATAATTCTTAAAGCCAGAATTATCATATTTTGTGCATATGCCAGCAGTGAATGCTGCGAGTCTTAGGCAATTTGTTTTGAACGCGATGGGCATTCCGATCAAAAAATTGCTGTCAACTTTACTGATAGAATGACCAGCTGCGATACCTAAATTTATAATTCCACCTATTGAGGTTCCAGCCAGCAAATCAACTTTGTCAATTAAGTCTGGCTTTTTTTCAAGCAGTCTTTTAAGCAAGGTGATTGAAGAGTATCCATGCATCCCACCGCCGTCAATCGCTAGAATTCTGTACATTCCTACTCCGTTTTATAAATTGGTAAAACCAGACTAATGGACTAAAATGCAGTTTCTACAATTAAACGCCAGAACTCTTTCATTGCATTTCCTTAAAAGTAAGCTCTGGATAATCGCCATTGTCGAATTTATTCATGAACTTGCTGACTGCTTTCGGTGTTTGCACGACGCAATCTTCACCTCGCAATATGAATTCTATAGTTTCAGAATCTGAGCCAACATTCTTTAGATTCTGAAACTTTTTTCTGATTAACTTTGTGATAGGGCATCTGTCAGAATCAGTCCTATACCCCTTAATCTTCATTTCCTTCAAGTAATCAGCAATCTTATTAGGACCAGTGCCTAAAGATTTCAGTAAATCCTTGACCTTAGTTTGCATTTCTGCCGTGGTTACAGTAGCCATTGTGTTAATCCTTGCCTTCTATTTCGTTAGTGAAATCGTACTTCGCAGCTTCCTTTTCCAATGCACAATTCATAACAACTATTTCATTTGGTACAAAACCCTTTGCAGAAAGCTTGCTGCTATAAGACCTAAAGGCAGTGGTGCCAGATGAAGCTGCAACAACACCTGTAAGTGCAGATGCTGAGTTTGAAAAATCCTGCAACTTCAACAGAGGTGTCCCACAAGTTTCTGAGATAGTTGCCCAGAACTCATTTACATCATTTGCGTGCTTGGCATATAGACACTGTAATGGGTATACATTGATGCCCATTTCCTTTAGGTCTTTTAATTCTTTCCGCCAGTCAAGCTTATCCTTATTTGCTGGGTAGTTTGCAGCGTGTGGGGATGCGTCCCCGATCATAACAAGAATCTTGCCACCATGTTTATCAGACCAACCCATGCTTTTTGCCAAATGCATAGCTAGTTCATAACATTCGGGATCATCCCCGCCACCTGTGTTCTTAGCGGTATGAATAAACTTATAAATTTTTGATTTATCGTTAGTCAACGGTAACACTTGATAGCAATCTGTACCATCACAATAGTCGCCGTGTGCAATAAGTCCTACCCTTAACTCAGGGATAAGTTGGAACATTTCTTCTACGGTCTTCTCCATATGGCGTCTTACGTTTTGTATTGCTGACGCCATTGAGCCAGTCGTGTCAAAACTAAATACTACTTCGGTTGCGGAATTAATATTTTCTGCAAGATTGATTTCATCATTCGTCATGATTATTCTCCTTAGTTAATCCTGGTTGTCTTTTTCCTGCACATTGGCCATAACTAGAGTGTTATGTCCATTTGGACATAATTTTCCAGTGTAATACTTACTTTTATTTAGTCTCTTTGCTTCTCTGTGTGTATTAGGTAAATTCAACAAATTAACACTTGTCATAATTGCATAATATCAAGGCTGCGGAGTAAAAGCAAGTGTTTCCAAAATGCATTTCTGAATTTCAGTAAAAGGAATTTCTTCTATGATAAATATATCATAACTATCTATATCATGCCGCTTTCGAATATCTTTCAACAATTGATGATTTCTTTCGTAAAATGGCGTTACATCTTTTTTAAATTCTTCGTCTGTTGGCACCGAACTGGCGCAGCTTAAAAGGAATAGTCAGACTTTTTCTCGGTTTGTATATAGGTCGGGATTAAAAATCCCAACATTTGCTTGAGCATGGTTTTTAAGGTTGTTTTTGTTTTGTTCGGGAAGCAGTTTAATAAACTCCGCGAGCATGATAGCAACTTTCTTAATCAATTTTTGAAGTTTTTATAGCTAACGCCATCAAACATTAATTCTAAACTGATGGATTTATCATTATCGTTGATCTTACAATTTATTATTTTTAAATTTTGCAATAACCATTGTTCATCTGTAGTAGTCAATTCACCCCAACCAGCACTTCTGGCTGTGCAGCCAGTTTGAGGGTTTCTTTGTCCTTCTGTTCCATAGAAATTAACTATTTTTTCTTTTACAATTTCAAATTCTTCAGTGAATTTGTTGAATTTTAAAGGTTGCCATGAAGCGTGCCACGGTTGCCAATCATCATTAATTTCCAAGCCACCAATATATAATTGAGGTCTAGTAAATTCTTTAATGTACTCTGTTTCTAGTTCGAGTACGTCATTTTTCATTGAATGTATTTTTAATTTCATTTTTTCATCCTATTTTGCAATCTTTTAAACTCTTTGCTTTCGTATACATCTTTAATCA